ATACAATCTGGTTTTGAGTTATGGGGTAATTATGATGAAATTGGTTTTGAATATAAAGAATCAAATAAAGAGCACAATATACCAAAGGATAAATTCAATAAAATAACTACTGATTTAGCTTATTTGATTGGGTTATATATTTCTGAAGGTTCTGTTTATAAAACAATAGATAAAAATAATAACCATATAGGTACTAGTATAACAATAACTTGTGGTGACGATGTTAGCGAAGCAATAACTAACTGTGGTTTTAAGTATTCATCTCATGATAATTTACACTACACTATTGGTTCAAAATATTTAGGTAGTTTGTTAGAACATTTAGGTTTTGATTTAACCAAAAAAGCAAATGAAAAAATAATACCAAGTAGATTATTAAAAATGTCTAGAGAGAATATAATCGCTATGTTACAAGGTATTATGGATGGCGATGGTTATAGTGATTCTGTTCGTGGTAGGATAGGTATTAATATGTCTTCTAAACGATTGGTTGAGCAGATAAGAATGTTATTCCTTAATTTTGGTATTTTGACAGATTATAATGAAGGTGTAACACCTATAACTAAAAAAGTTAAAGTTACTAGTAATTTTTATAGGATTTCAGCTATATCAAATAATGCAAAAAAATATTACAATTTAATTGGTTTTAGGTTTAAGAGAAAACAAAATAAAAGTTTATCTCTACCTATTTTTAATAATGATAACCAATCTGAATTTATACCAAATGGTAAACGAATTATTAGAGAGATTATTGACGATTTCAATTTAGTTAGAAAATTATCTGGGACTGGGTTAAAAGTTAATGATTTACATTTATCTTTAAAAAACAAAACATATGATTTAAATAAAAATAAATTTATAAAGTTTATCAACTATTTTGAAAATGTATTATTACTTGATTTGAGTCAATATAATATTGATAAAATACTATTATTAAATGGAAAATGGGAAAAAATAAAAAATATAAGTCACTCAAAAAATAAAACGTATGATTTCTCATTACCAAATGATGAAACTGATTTTTGGTGTCATTCAGTAATATATAATGGAATTTTAGGTCACCAAACACCAAATGGAATGGATAGTTTGTATTATAAAACTTATGACCAAGCTAAAAATAAAAAGAATAACTTCAACATTGTTGAAATGAAATGGTATGAAGATTTACGTTATAATAAAGATTTAAGTTGGTTAAAAGACGACCAAGTAGAAAGAGAATACGAATTTACTTTCGAATCTTATACTAAAAAAATTGAAGATGGTTGGAAACCTACATCTACATGGTATGAACAGATGTGTATGGGTATGAATAACGATGCCAAAATGATTGCTCAAGAGCTTGACGTATCGTTTATTGGTTCTGGGGGTAACGTAATAAATGAAGAATATATTGAATTTCACGAAAAGAACAATGTAAAAGAACCTAAATATACAGCTGGTTTAGAACAAGAGATATGGGTTTGGGAAGAACCGCAAGAGGGGCATCAGTACATTGCTGGAATTGACGTTTCAAGGGGTGATGGTGAAGATTCTTCAACTATTGTTATTGTGGATTTCACTACTATGGAACAAGTAATGGAATATCAAGGTAAAATTCAACCAGATTTATTAGCTCAGATAGTTGAGGAGTACGGTAATTTATATAAAGCTTATTCAGTAGTCGATGTTACTGGTGGTATGGGTGTTTCTACTGTGTTGAAACTACTTGAATTTGAATATAAACACTTGCATTATGATGACACAAATGGTAAAATTCTTTCTGCTAGACAAAGAGAATTAACTTCATATAATAAACAAAATAAAATACCTGGGTTTCATGCGACCAATGTACGTTTACCAATGATTTCTAATCTAGAATATAAAATTAGAACAAATGGTATTAAGATACGTTCTAGTAGATTGATTTCTGAAATGAAAACATTTATATATAAGAATGGTAGACCAGACCACATGGAAGGCTATCATGATGATTTAATTATGTCGTTGGGGATGGCTTTATGGGTAATGGAACATTCTTTTAAAAATTTAGAAAGATTAGAAAAACAAACAAAGGCAATATTGTCTAGTTGGTTATCAACATCAAACCCATCATCAACGGTAACAACTATAAACCCAGAAACAAAGCAAGTTGAGAAAAAGATAAATCCAAATCATAGTGCATACAAAAATGTTCAAGACCCTAGGGGTGAATATGCTTGGTTGTTTGGAAAAAGATAAAAAAAAATAAAATAATGGCATTAGGTAAAAAAGTATTTATACAAAAAAGTGTTGGTGGGTTGTTATATAAATGGTCACCAACACCTAATATTTTTTCAAAAAATAAATCAAATAACAAGCAAAATTCACGACCATTTTATTGTGATGCAATTTCTGGTTCGCAAGGTCAAGATTGGATAACTACATATGTATATGATTTAAAAGTTGTAAATTCACAACAAACTCATTTTGCATATGTGGAGTGTGATTATGTTGAATAACTATTTAATTTATTAATCAAAACATTATATTTAAAATAAAAATTATGGCAAATAAAAATTTAACTATATTTCAAAAATTAGGACAAGTTATTAGTCCTGACGGGATAAAACCAAAACAACAACAACCATCAACACAACGTTACAATATTGGTAGTGGTGAGTTATTGAAAACAGATAATAAAGCTGAATATGAAACAGCTAAATTACAAGCACAACAAAACAAATACTTAGGTTCTGTTTGGAAAAAAGTTGAAAACGGTTTGTTCCAACAATCAATCAACTATGAAACAACTCGTATTGGTTCTTATGCCGATTTTGAGGCTATGGAGTTTTACCCAACAATTGCTGCCGCATTAGACGTGATGATGGAAGAATGTTTGGGTGGCGAAACTATAATACCCCTTTTAAATGGTACTGAACATACAATTGAATCATTGTATGAAAACAACATAACTAATTTTTGGGTATATGCTGTTGATATTAATGGTGATAAAATAAAACCATCTATGGTTGATAAAGTTATTTTAAAAGGTGTTAAAGACACATATAAAATAACTTTAGATGATGGTAGCGAAATAGTTTGTACTGATAATCATAAATGGTTGTCTTATGATAATAAATGGGTAGAAACCAAAGATTTAATTTATGGCGATTCATTAAAATCTATAACTAAACGATTAGATTATAAAGGATACGAGAAAGTTAGTTTAACAAATTTTAATGGTGGGTCAAAACTAACTCACGTTATTGTCGCTGAAAGTGAATTAATAAAGAATAAAGAAAATTTATTATTAAACGATAGAGCTAGAACTGAAAAAATAGTTGTTCACCATAAATCATTTAATAAATTAAATAATGACCCTTCACAGTTAGAATATATGTTTTGGGATGACCATCAAAAATTACACACAGATTTAAATAAAGAACGTTGGGGTAATATTGAATTTTCAAATAAGATGAAAAAAATTTTTAGCGAAAATGGTAAAAAAACATGGGACAATTGTGATAAAAATTTAAAAATAAAACAATTACAAGATGGTCTTAACAATAAATTAAAAAATTTAACTGAATTAGAGAGAAAAGAATTTTTTAATAATGCTGGGGAAAATAACCCAATGTACGGTGTTAGTAGATTTGGAGAAACTAACCCTAATTACGATAACACAACTAAACACATTAACGATATTAATGAGAGTGAATATATTACTTATTTAATTAATAAAAAAGGTAATAGACGAAAATTAGCGATGTTAAAATTTAATTTAAATAAAAGTACTGTAATATCTTACAATAAATTATTATGTAAAAAATATAATTTAACAAGAATTGAAGATTTGGATTTTATATTTAATAATGGTTTTAACATTAAAACAATAAAAGAATTCATATCAACACAAACCAACCCAGTGCGTTCAGTCAAAATATATTGTAAAAAATATAATATTGATTCATTTAAGTTAACATCATTTTTAATTAAAAAAGGTTATAAAAATTGGACTGATATGGTTTCTACAATTGGGAACCATAGAGTTGTTAGTGTAGAATATTTAGGTAAAAACAAAGTTTATGATTTATTAAATTCATCGGTAGATTCTAATTTTGCTATAAAATGTGAATCGGGTATGATTATATCACATAATTGTACAACTCTAAATGACCAAGGTAAAATGCTTAATATCTATTCTGATAGTAAACGTGTTAAAACAATATTAGAAGATTTATTTTTCAATAGATTAGATTTCCATACTTCTGGACCAATGTGGACTAGGAACACATGCAAATACGGTGATAATTTCATTTATTTAAATATAGACGCAACCAATGGTGTTATTGGTTCTAAACAGATGCCTAACTACGAAATGGAAAGAAGAGAATCTGGATTATTTGATATGATTTCTGGTAGAGAATTACCAGATGAAGAAGTTTCTTCTGGTGATAAAGTTAAATTCTTCTGGAGAGGTCGTGATGTTGAATTCAACTCATGGCAAATTGCTCACTTTAGATTACTAGGTGATGATAGAAGGTTACCATATGGAACCAGTGTTTTAGAGAAAGCTAGACGTATTTGGAAACAGTTATTGCTATCAGAGGATAGTATGCTTGTTTATCGTGTAACTAGAGCCCCAGAAAGACGTGTATATAAAATATTTGTAGGTAATATTGATGATGCTGATGTTGAACCATATGTGAACGCTATTGCTGATAGATTCAAACGTATGCCTATCGTTGACCCGCAAACTGGTCAAATTGATTTACGTTATAATCAATTAGCAAATGACCAAGATTTCTTTATA